ATTATTATGGAGGTGGAACTAAAACATATATAAATGGGTTAAAGGGACAAAAACATAGATTGGAACAAGGATCTATTTTAATTTTTCCTTCTATGTGTTTACACGAAGCATTGCCCGTTTGGTATGGTACAAGATATTCATTAGTAATATGGGGTGAAGAAAGATTGGCAGAAGATTTAGATCCTACAAAAAATAAATTGTGGGCTAGAAAGCAGAGGACAAAATGAGCTTAAAAGAAGCAACTCAAGATTTACATGAAAAGGCTGAAAAGAATCCATTTGCGCGATTGTTATTAAGCGGTGATATATCAGTTGAACAATATTTAAATTATCTTTATAATCTAATGTTCATATATCAAGATATTGAAAATATTGCTGGTAGAATGGGAATTATTAAAGATATTACAGACATTGTGCGCGCCCCAAAAATTGCAAGCGATATAAAAGAATTAAAAGATTCAATTGATCCTGATAAGATTCGAATGTTTCCAAGTACTCTACAATATATGGCGTATCTTTCTGCGCTAGAAATGGAAAGACCTAAAGACATTCTTGCACACGTTTACACGCGCCATTTTGGAGATTTATATGGCGGCCAAATCGTAAAAGATTTTGTTCCAGGATCAGGAACGATGTACGACTTTGATGATCGTAAAACTCTTATAAGTAAAACACGGGCTATGTTATACGATGGCTTGGCAAAAGAAGCAAGGATAGCATTTGAATATGCAATATTGCTATTCGAGGATTTGACGAATGAGTATAATATTCAATAAACTAATAGAGCATTCAGAAAATTTTCAAAAGCTTCTTGGAGAAAAACTTTCAAAGGCAGATGAAGAACACGATTTTCCCTGGGACAATTTAGTATACGAATCTAAGTATGTAAGGCGTGCACATCTAGATGTAGTCGATAAAAGAGAAGAAAAGAAATTATTTATGATGCATTTGTGTGTATTTCCACATGTGCAATCTACTGCTCCAATATATGGATTTGATTTAATTGCTGGTCCAAATAAAGTTACTGGTGCTTTTCACGATTTTAGTCCAGTGTATGATGCAGGACATCCATTAGCACAAAGGTTTGCTGAAAATGTAAGTGGTTATACATGGAGTAAGAAGAGAGAATTACCAGATTGGGCTAGAGCTATATTTTCAGAAAACATGGTAGCAGCTGGTAATATAAAAGACGAAAACGAATTAGATGAAGTATTAGAATTATCCCTTCGAAATCTATCAACATATATCAATTATCTAGAATTAGAAACAAGATTTGATATAGATCCTAATGTAGATTTTACACAATACCAAAATAAATATTGTTATTTTCAAAAACAAAATCCTCACACTCCACGGGTCATGGAAAGTCTTGGCTATGATCCAGAAACAGTTCAAAGATTTATCAAAACTTGCTTATTTCCTGAAATATAGTCATATAAATAGTAATATTGGATTTTTGTAATCCAAATTATTATAAATAGATAAAAGACTTGGAATATAAGTTCTATGGCTATATACGCAAATCTAACTGCAGATCAAGGATCTACTTTTCGTGCAACGGTAGATATTACCGATGCCGAAGGTAACGGTCTTGACATATCATTATATACCTATAGAGGTCAAGTACGTAAAACGTACACTTCTTCAACGGCTGTTGATTTCACAGTAACAGCTGCAGATGCTCCTGCTGGAGAAATAGAATTATTATTAAGTGATACACAGACCGGTGGAATGAAAGCTGGTCGTTATTTGTATGATGTTGAAATTATATCAGATGGTGGTGAAGTTACACGAGTAATTGAAGGGCAATTAGAAGTTACACCTAGAGTTACGAGGACAACATAGTGGCTGATATAAAAGCAAAGGTTGGTATTAACCAATCGAAAAAAATAGGAGCTAAAGTTGCTAATCAGCAAAAGCTTCAGGTGACAAATGCCAGAGTTGGTATTCCATATAAGTTAGGTGATATTACAGACATTGATATGACTTTGCTCGAGCAAGGTGCAATGTTAGTATATGATGAATCACAGGGTAAATGGATTGCAAAACAAACTTTGCAAGATGGCACCAGCTTCGAAGGCGGCCACTACTAGAATAATAACGGAGAAATAAATGACTACAACAATTATTCGCGTCAAACGATCTACCACATCTGGTGATCCTAGTACGCTCGGCGATGGTGAATTAGCTTATTCAGCCGCGAATTATGGTACCACAAATGGTGGTGGTCGATTATATTTGGGTATTGGTGCTGAAACAGGAGGAGATGCTGCATCTCACCTTGTAATTGGTGGTCAATACTTTACTGATAAATTAGATCACGCTCCTGGTACCTTAACGTCTGGATCTGCTCTAATTGTTGATAATAATTCTAAAATCGATATTTTAAATGTCGACAATTTAACATTGAATGGAAATACATTATCATCTACAAATGTAAATGGTGATATTGTATTAGATCCAGATGGATCTGGCTTGATCTCCGCAAGCTCTACTCGAATTGTTAATGTCGCAGATCCAGTAAATTCACAAGATGTTGTGACGCGTGGATATATCGAAAGTGGTAATGCAGACGTTTACTTTAATAATATTGATGCTGCAGGAAATGTGCAGATTGATGGTAACTTAATTGTTGGTGGTTCAACCACGACAGTATCTGCTCAAAATTTATCAGTTGCAGATAATATGATTTATCTGAATAATGGGTCTGAAACAACGATAAGCGGTGCTAGTGGCGATGGCGCTGATGTTGTATACACCACTACTGAAACTCATAATTATGTTCAGGGAATGTTTGTTACTATCACAGGCGCTTCTCCATCATCCTTTGATGTGACAGATGTTGAAATTACTGCTGTAACATCTAATACTTTTACAATTGCTTCTACAAATACAGATACTTATTCTAGTGGCGGTACAGCTCGAGCTAAATCACACGCAAATCCTGATTTAGGTTGGGCAGCTGGATATTACGATGGATCTTACGCCCACGCTGGTTTTTTTAGAGATTCATCAGATGGTCGCTTTAAAGCATTTGATAGCTATACACCAGAGCCAGATTTAGATGTATTCTTAGATACAACTCACTCTTCATTTGCTTTGGCAGAAATTGAAGCTGAAAACTTTTATGGTGAATTAATAGGTAATGCATCTACTGCAACAGCTTGGCAAACTGCAAGAGATTTAACAATATCTGGCGATGCTACCGGTACGTTCTCCGGAGTTGATGGAACAGCTGATGTTAACTTAGCTCTTACATTGGCCAATACAACTGTTGTTGCGGGTGCTTATGGCACGGCAGATTCTGTTGCAACATTCACAGTTGATTCAAAAGGTAGATTAACTGCTGCAGCTGATCTTGCTATTAATATTCTTTCAACACAAGTTTCTGATTTTACAGAAGCTGCTCAAGATGCTGTTGGTGCAGCGATTACTGCTGGACAGCAAACAAACATCACAGTAACTTATGATGATACAAATAATGAAGTAGATTATTTTATTAATACAGCAACATCCAATATTTTAGGTGTTGCTAAATTTAGCACTGATAACTTTAATGTTACTGCAGGTGATGTTACAGTTGTTGAGGTAGATGGCGGTGGATATTAATGGCAAATCCAACTACACGACAGGAATTAGCTGATTATTGCTTACGCCGATTAGGCGCGCCTGTTATTGAAATTAATGTAGATGACGATCAGTTAGATGATAGGCTGGACGATGCGCTTCAGTTTTATCAAGAGTATCATCATGATGCTACTATTAGAACGTATCTAAAACATCAGGTTACTCAAACTGATATTAATAATGGATATATTCCAGTTAATGATTCTATTATATACGTAAAAAACGTATTTCCATTTAATGCTAAAGCTTCTTCCGTCGGGATGTTTGATATTAAATATCAAATTCATATAAATGATTTGTATGATTTAAGTTATATTGGTGATTTAGTACATTATGAAATGGTTCAATCGTATATAGCACTTCTAGATCGTCAATTAACTGGTCAAGGAATGTTTACACGATACAATAGACATATGAATCAGTTATTTTTAGATATTGATTGGAATAATGAAGTAGATATTGATGATTATATAATCGTTGAATGCCAAAAAATTGTAGATCCTTCTACATATACAGATGTATACAATGACATGTTCTTAAAACAATATGCTACGGCATTAATCAAACAACAATGGGGAGCTAATCTTATTAAGTTTGAAGGAATGCAACTTCCAGGCGGAGTAACATTGAATGGACGACAAATATTTGATGATGCAACAACAGAACTTCAAACAATAAGAGAACAAATGCAGCTCAATTATGAAACTCCAGTTGATTTCTTTGTGGGGTAATTAATGGCTACAAATGTTTACTTCTCTCAAAAAGTAAGGTCTGAACAGCACCTTTACGAAGATATTGTAATTGAATCTCTTAAAATGTACGGGCAAGATGTTTATTACTTGCCACGCGATGTAGCGCATATCGATACCATATTAAGTGAAGATGTTGAAGCTGAATATGATTCAGCATACGTTGTAGAAATGTATATTGAAAATACCGAAGGCTTTGAAGGCGAAGGAGATTTATTATCTAAATTTGGTGTAGAAGTAAGAGACCAAGCTACATTTATCGTTTCTCGACGACGTTGGGAGCAATTAATAGGTGTACATAATAATGGTATTAATTCAGTACGTCCAAATGAAGGTGATTTAATATTTTTACCTTTAGCAAATTCTATATTTGAAATAAGGTTTGTCGAAGATGAAATGCCTTTTTACCAATTATCAAATTTAGCTGTTTATAAATTACAATGCGAATTATTCGAATATCAAGGAGAAAGATTCGATACAGGTGTTGGTGCTCTTGATAATCTGATTGATAAAACAGTTGCTGCGCAGCTTATACTTGATGTTGGTATTACAAATGGTCTTGAATTTACTGTTGGCGAAACTGTGCAGCAAGAATTATCAGAAGCTGGAGAATATGTACAAGGCCAAGTTGTTGCAATTACAGAACTTGGTGCAACACGTCGCTTAAGCTTATCTGATTGGGTAACTACTGATGGTAAATATCATATCTTCAGTCAACAGGCTTCTATTACAGGTGTAGATTCCGGAGCAATTGCAACTATTAATGACGTATTAGAAATAAATGATTCTACGTTAACTGCAGCATTTCCGAATGATCCGCTTGCTCAAAACCAAGAAATTCAAAAGGCAGCTGAAGATATTATTGACTTTAGTGAAACTAATCCGTTTGGAGATATTATATAATGTTGTCAGATCATTTTTATCATGCTTCTATCAGAAGAACAATAGCAGCGTTTGGTACAATATTTAATGATATTAAAGTTTTACGTACTGATTCTCAAGGTGAAGTAAAAAATATTACAAGAGTTCCATTAGCTTATGGACCTAAGCAAAAGTTTTTAGCTCGAGTTGAAGCTTGGAATCCTGATGACGCTCAAATTGGAATTAAGCTTCCAAGAATGGCTTTTGAAATTACGTCATTAACATATGATGCTGCAGCACAAATCAATCGTATGAATCAAATTGTGAAAGGAAATATAACTGATGGTACTCGTCAAGTTGTATATACACAAACTCCATATAGGATTGGTATCGATTTAAGTGTATTAGCAAAAAATCAAGATGACGCTCTTCAAGTAGTAGAACAAATATTACCATATTTTCAACCTGAATATACTATCACTATTAAAGATGTTCCAGATTTTAATGGTGGATTAAAAACAGATATACCAATTGTATTAAGTGGTGTAAATTTTCAAGATGATTATGAAGGAGATTTTTTAACTCGTAGAGCTGTTGTATACACTCTTAGTTTTGAATTACGTGTAAGGTTCTATGGACCAATACAAGAAAAGAGTGTTATATATCAATCTTCTGTCGACATAAACAACTTAGAAACATTTGGATTTATGGAAGAAATTAGTGCAGACGGCGTAGGCGAGCAAGCTATAACAGATCCTGGAGTTGAAACAGGAGTTGATGATACTGATGATAATGTGATAACACCATGAATAAGAATAAAACAGACATAGATGATGATTATGAATTTGCTAGAGCTAAGTATTATAATTTAGCAGATAAAGGTGATGAAGCTATTGAACTTATGATGGAATTAGCCCGTGAGTCAGAACATCCGCGTGCATTTGAAGTTTTATCAAATATGATGAAACAAAATGCAGAAGTTGCTGACAGATTAATGGAACTCCAAAAGAAAAAGAAAGAAGTCTTAAAAGTAGATGGCCAAGCAGCACTACCTAATAGTATGACGCAGAATAATGTTTTTGTAGGTTCAACAACTGATTTGCAAAAAATGTTAGCTGCAAAGTTTGAGGAAAAAGCTAATGTCATTGACGCTGAAGAATAACACTGCTGGTTATCTCGGTAATCCTAATGTAAAACGCGATGGTATAGAACAGAACTTCAATAAAAACGAAGTTACTGAATATGCCAAGTGCATGAAAGACCCTAGCTATTTTGCTAGAAAATATCTAAAAGTAATTTCTCTTGATAAAGGTTTAGTACCATTTGATCTTTATGATTATCAAGAGAAAATGTTTGCACACTTTGAACAAAATCGATTTTCGATAGTATTAGCTTGTCGCCAATCTGGTAAATCTATTTCTTCTTGCGCATATTTACTTTGGTATGCGTGTTTTCATCCAGAAAAAACTGTAGCAATTCTAGCAAACAAGGGATCTACTGCAAGAGAAATGCTTGCTAGAATTACATTAATGCTAGAAAATCTTCCATTCTTTTTACAGCCAGGTTGTAAAGCATTAAATAAAGGATCTATTGAATTTTCAAATAATTCACGTATATTAGCAGCTGCGACATCTGGCTCTTCAATTCGTGGTTTATCTGTAAATTTACTATTCCTTGATGAGTTTGCTTTTGTTGAAAATGACGCACAATTTTATACTTCAACTTATCCAGTAATTGCAGCCGGTACAAATACACAAGTAATTATTACATCTACAGCAAACGGTGTTGGTAATGTATATCATAAATTGTATGAAGGAGCATCACAGGGTACTAATGGATTCAAACCATTTCGTGTAGATTGGTGGGATGTTCCAGGTAGAGATGAAAAATGGAAAACTCAAACAATTGCAAATACTTCAGAACTTCAATTTCAACAGGAATTTGGAAATACTTTTCATGGCACTGGTAATACACTAATATCGGGTGATAAGCTATTAGGACTAACAGCAAAAGATCCTATCGAAATAAAAGAAAATTTTTATTCTTATCAATCTCCAATTGAAGGCCATGAGTATATGATGTTTGTTGATGTTGCGAAGGGTAGAGGTCAAGACTATTCAACATTTAATATTATTGATATATCAAGTAAGCCATTCAATCAAGTTGCAGTGTTTCGTGATAATAAATTATCACCTTTGCTTTTTCCAGACATTATTCATAGATATGCAAAGAAATATAACGAAGCATACGTAATAATAGAATCAAATGACCAAGGATCAGTTGTATGTAATGGATTATATTATGATTTAGAATATGAAAATGTTTTTGTCGAATCAATTGTAAAAGCAAATTCAATTGGCGTGACGATGAATCGTAAAGTTAAAAGAATTGGTTGTTCAAATATAAAAGATTTAATTGAGCAAGATAAGTTAATTATTAACGATGCAAATACTATTATTGAATTATCTACCTTTGAAGCAAGAGGGAGTTCATATGAAGCTTCTCGTGGTAATCACGATGATTTAGTTATGAATTTAGTATTGTTTGGTTGGTTTACCACAAATCAAATGTTTTCAGAGTTAACTGATATTGATGTGAAGAAAATGTTATACGACGAAAAAATTAAAGCTATGGAAGAAGACATTGTTCCAGCTGGTGTATTTGGCGATAGTAAACAAGACAAGTATATACGGGAAGGTGGTTTAGTTTGGGAAGCAATACCTACTAAACTTTATTAGAAAATACATTATTATAAATAGTAGTAGATTGATAAATAACCGTATAATGTGTCATATTATAATATAGATTAATCTATTATTGGAAGAGGAATAACTATGGCTTTTCAAGTATCACCAGGAGTTCAAGTTCGAGAAATCGACTTGACAAATGTGGTTCCGGCAGTTTCTACCTCAATTGGTGGATTTGCAGGAGCCTTCAACTGGGGTCCTGTTGAAGAGATAATAACAGTAGGTTCTGAAAAAGAACTTGCTACAATCTTTGGCACTCCAGACGCAAATACTGCAGTGCACTTCTTAACGGCGGCATCTTTCTTAAAATATGGAAATGCTCTTAAAGTTGTGCGTGTAGCAACAGGTAACTTAAATGCCGCGGCGGGTGGTGTAGGTACGTTAATTAAAAATGAAGCTGATTATGAAGAAGCTACATTAAGTGATACGTTCTACGCTAAATACCCAGGCACTTTAGGTAATTCAATATTAGTATCAGTATGTCCAGCAAGCACTAACGATACAGTGTTTAATGGATGGGCATATGCTGATGAGTTCACAAGTGCACCGGGCACATCTACATGGGCGAGCGCTCGTGGAGCATCAAACGATGAATTACACATCATTGTTATTGATGAAGATGGATTGATTACCGGCCGGCCGGGCGATATTTTAGCTCGTCACGCTTTTGTATCTCAAGCAGCTGATGCTAAAGCCGATGATGGCACTTCAAACTATTATCCTGATGTTGTTAACGCTGACGGATGGTTATGGTTTGGCGCTCATGATGCGCTTTTAGCTCATGCAGGTGTTACCACATTAAATCACGCTGTAGCTCCAGAAGCTGGTGATTTCTTAGATGGTGTAACTCCCGCGGTCATGACTAGCTCACTTACAGCTGGAACTGATGATAATGCTCCAACTGCTGGAGAAGTTGCTCTAGGATTCGATCTTTTCGAAGATGCAGAATCAGTAGATGTCAATTTATTATTTGCTGTTCCAGGCGCGGATGGTGGCGACGATGTTACTGTTGCTAATGATCTTTTAGGAATCGCAACTGCAAGAAAAGACTGTGTTGCATTTATTTCTCCTCCAGTAGAGGATACTGCAAATAAATCAAATGCAGACGCTGTGGCGAATGTGAAGGCGTTCGCAGATCAATTAACATCAACTTCTTATGGTGTTATTGATTCAACAGCATTAAAGGTATACGATAAGTATAATGACGTATATCGCTGGATCCCGGCTGCTGGTCATACAGCTGGACTTTGTGCAAATACAGATAACGTAGCTGATGCTTGGTTCTCACCGGCCGGTTACACCCGCGGACAATTGCTTGGAGTAACAAAAATTGCTGTTAATCCTAAGCAGGCTGATCGCGATACACTGTATAAAGCACGTGTTAATCCTATCACCTCATTCCCAGGACAGGGTATTGTTTTATTTGGTGATAAGACTGCACAAGCTAAGCCTTCTGCTTTTGACCGCATTAACGTACGTCGTCTGTTTATTGTTCTTGAAAAAGCAATTGCAACGGCTGCTAAATATCAACTCTTTGAATTCAATGACGAATTTACAAGAGCAATGTTCCGCAACATGGTAGAACCATTCCTTCGAGATGTGAAGGGTCGCCGTGGTATTACTGATTTTGCGGTTGTATGTGATGAAACAAATAACACTGGCCAGATTATAGATACCAACCAGTTTGTTGCTGATATCTATATCAAACCAGCCCGTTCCATTAACTTCATTACATTGAACTTCATTGCTACTAGAACTGGCGTTGAATTCTCTGAAATTATCGGTCAATAAGGAGAATAAACAATGGCGATTTTAGGCGTAGATGACTTCAAGTCAAAATTAACTGGCGGCGGAGCACGTGCTAATCTTTTCAAAGTTGAAATGGGTTGGCCTGCTGCAATTGCTGCTGGAGCAAATGAATCAGAAATTGGTGGCTTTTTAATTAAAGGCGCACAGCTTCCTGGATCAACTATTGCTCCAATCACTGTTCCATTTCGTGGACGCCAATTACAAATTGCTGGGGATCGTACTTTCGAACCTTGGACAGTTACTGTAATGAATGATACGAATTTTGTCTTAAGAAATGCATTTGAAAATTGGATGAATGTAATCAATAATCATAATGCAAACACTGGTGCGACTGATCCTTCTGAGTATTTTGCAGATGCATCTGTTTATCAGTTAGACAAAGATGGAAGTGAATTAAAAGGGTATACTTTCCGTGGAGTTTGGCCAACAAATGTTTCTACAATTGAAGTTTCATTTGATACTGAAAACACAATTGAAGAATTCACTGTTGAATTACAAGTTCAATATTGGGAATCTAACACCACTACTTAAGAAGGTATAGATAATTAGAGGGAGGAATAATTCTCCCTCTTTTTATCAATTATGGAGATATAGCTTTGGCTGAATTATTCGGTTTTGAAATAAAAAGAAAAGGGCAAGACAAGGAAGAAAATAAAAAATCCTTTGTTGCTCCATTAGAGAATGATGGCTCCACTTATATTCAGTCTGCCGGAGGACACTTTGGTAGCTATGTTGACATGGGCGGAGATACAGGTACCGCAGAACAAGATTTAATTAAAAGATATAGGGATGTAGCTACACAACCAGAATGTGATTCTGCTATTGAAGATATTGTGAATGAAGCAATTGTTGCAGACACTGATGCTGCGCCAATTGAACTCTTAACTGATAATTTAGATCAACCTGATAATATTAAGAAATTAATTCGAGAAGAATTTACTAATATTATTGAATTGCTTCAATTCAATAACTACGGCCACGATATATTTCGTCGGTGGTACGTTGACGGTAGATTATTTTACCACATTATCGTTGATGAAAAAAGTCCAAAAAAAGGTATTTTAGAATTAAGGTCTATAGATCCTATAAAGATTAAAAAAGTAAAAGAAGTTGAAACAATAAAAGATAATGCTACTGGTGTAGATCTTATAAAAGAAATAGATGAATATTATCTTTATCAAGATAGTTCTTTATCTAATTCGAATGCTGGAATAAAAATATCTAAAGACGCTATTCAATATACTACTTCCGGTTTATTAGATGTAAGCCGTAAAAAAATACTATCGCATTTACAAAAAGCAATTAAACCAGTGAATCAACTTCGTATGATGGAAGATTCATTGGTTATCTACAGACTTTCTCGTGCACCTGAACGTCGTATTTTCTATATTGACGTAGGTAATTTACCAAAAGGTAAAGCAGAAGAATACGTTAAAGGTATCATGAACAACTATCACAATAAGCTTGTTTATGATGCATCTACCGGAGAGTTAAAAGACGATCGTAAACATATGTCAATGCTAGAAGATTTCTGGCTCCCACGGCGTGAAGGTGGTCGAGGTACAGAAATTACTACATTGCCTGGTGGCGAAAACCTTGGACAGATTGATGATATTATTTACTTCCAGAAGAAGTTGTATAAAGCATTAAATGTTCCGGTAAATCGATTAGAACAAGAAGCTCAGTTCTCACTTGGAAGATCTACTGAGATTTCAAGAGATGAAGTTAAATTTCAAAAATTCATTGATAGACTTCGTAAAAGATTTGGTTGGTTGTTCTTAGATCTACTTAAGTTGCAACTAATCTTAAAAGGTATTATCACAGAACAAGATTGGAAAGAAATCAAAGAGCAAATAGGATTAGATTATATTAAAGATTCTCATTTTGCTGAATTAAAAGACAATGAAATTCTTCGCGAAAGAATAGAATTATTAACAACTATGGAAGAATTTATTGGAACATATTTCTCAATGGATTATGTGCGCAAAAAAATATTGCAGCAATCTGATGAAGATATTGAAGCTATGAAAGAACAAATTGAATCTGAAAAAGATGAAATGCCTGTCCCAGATGATGAAGATTTTTAAGATTGAAAATCATTTTTTTATAAATATAGTATAAGGAAAATTTAATATGAGTGATATCGATACATTAATTACTGCACTTAATAGCGGAAAACAAAACGACGCTAATAAGGCATTTGATGCAGCAATGCAAAATAAAATTAATACAGCATTAGATGCTAAAAAAATAGAATTAGCAAATGATGTTTATAACGGAATAACGAATGCAGAACTTCAAGACACTCAGATCGAAACTGACTGAAGCGAAAGCTATTAAGACGCTTAAAGTCGGTAAAAAATCTAAAGCCGTTATAACAAAAAATGGTTCTAAGTTTGCCGTTACTATTGACGGTGATTTATTAGACGATAAATATAAGTCGGCCAAAGAAGCCGAGCAGGCTGCAATAGAATTTGCAGATTTAATGGGAGCATAAATGAAGCTTATAACGGAACATTTAGAAGATAATCTTAGTTATCTTATTGAAGCCAAAGATGGTAAGAAAAATGTCGTTATTGAAGGCATTTTTATGCAGGCAGAATCAAAAAATCGTAACGGTCGGATTTATCCACGTGCCGTTATGGAAAGCGCTGTAAACAAATATGTTACAGAGCAGGTTGCTAGAGGAAGAGCAGTTGGTGAGCTAAATCACCCTGATGGTCCTACTATCAACCTTGACAAAGTTTCTCACCGTATTACCGAACTTTCTTGGGACGGTAATAACGTAATGGGAAAAGCATCCGTATTAGATACTCCTATGGGTCAAATCGTAAAAGGTTTGGTCGAAGGTGGTGTTCAATTGGGTGTTTCTAGTCGTGGTATGGGTACGCTTGTGCACAAGAATGGAGCTAATTACGTCGGAAACGACTTCGTCTTAGCGACAGTTGACATTGTCCAAGATCCCTCAGCTCCGCAAGCCTTCGTAAATGGGATTATGGAAGGTGTTGAATGGATTTGGGAAAATGGTATTCTAAAAGCACAAGAAGTTGAAAAATATGAGACTGAAATCAAAAAAGCATCTTCATCCCAACTTGCGGAAACGCAGTTAAAGGTGTGGCACGATTTCCTCTCAAAACTTTAACTCTAATTATCAAGGAGTAATATATGTCCGAAGAGATCAATGATCTAATTGAAGACGTTTCAGAAGTTGAGCTCCAAGATGAAGCCCTCGAGGAAAACGTTGAAGTTGAGAACGAGGAAACCATCGCGGAAGATGCTGATGAGTTAGAAGAAGGTAAAAAAGTCGCCAAGGAAGAAGACGACGACGAAGACGACGACGACTCAGATGATGAGGATGACGACGATGACGTTGAAGAAAAGAAAGCTGTTAAAGAATCAGCAGCACCTTCTACTAAATCTGGCATGATAAATGCTATGTATAAAGAAATGTCTAAGATGAATAAGTCAGATCTTCAAGCTGCTTATGATAAATTAATGGCGCAAGATGATGATGAAGAAGAAGTTGAAGAATCTGTAGACGTAAATGAAGATGAAACAGTGGCAAAAGGATCAACTGCAGAATCATATGATTTTGAAGCTGATTTAACTGCTTTAGTTTCAGGAGATGAAACACTTTCTGAAGGATTCCAAGAAAAAGCAGCTACTATTTTTGAAGCAGCTGTAAAGTCTAAGGTATCTGCAGAAATCGATCGTCTTGAAGAGGAATATAAAGTTTCTCTTGAAGAAGAAACAGCCGATATTAAATCCACAATGATTGACAAAGTAGATGGTTACTTAAACTACGTTGTTGAGCGTTGGATGGAAGAAAATAAATTAGCTGTAGAAAACGGTTTACGCAACGAAATCTCCGAATCATTTATGGAAGCACTTAAAGGCGTATTTGTTGAGCATTACATCGAAGTACCTGAGTCTAAAGTTGACTTAGTCGATGATTTAGCAAATCAGGTTAGAGAGCTTGAAGAAACTTTGACTCAGGAAACTGAATCAAATATTCGTCTTAATGAATCGGTACAAGCGTTCCAACGCGCAGAAATCATTGCACAGGCTTCTAAAGGCTTGGCCGAAACTGAAGTTGAAAAACTGAAGGGCTTAGTTGAAGAAGTAGATTTTGAAGATGCTGAAACTTTCTTAAAGAAGGTATCAACAATCAAAGAATCTTACTTTGCAAAACCAATTGTACAGAACACTGAAGAGATTGAACCTATGAATGAAGAAAGTGAAGAAGTTGAACTTTCTGCATCTATGGCTCGATACTCAACAGCAATAAAAAGAACCTTAAAATAATTTTGGGAGTATAACCTAAATGTTTAATTCAGATAAAATTGCAGAAAAGTGGGCTCCAATTCTTGAGCACTCTGATCTGCCTTCAATTGATGACAAGTACAAGAGATCTGTAACTGCAGTTCTTCTTGAAAACCAAGAAAAAGCTCTTAGCGAAGAGCGTGGTGCAATGGGTTTCATGACTGAAACTGCTGCTAACGCTACTGCTGGGGGAACTGGCAACATGGCTAACTGGGATCCAGTATTGATCTCTTTAGTACGTCGTGCTATGCCTAACCTTATGGCTTATGACGTAGCTGGTGTTCAGCCTATGTCTGGTCCTACTGGTCTTATCTTCGCCATGAAGAGCAAGTACAGCACTCAGGGTGGTACTGAAGCTCTTTTCGACGAAGCTGATACTACATTCTCTGGTACTGGTACTCACGGTGGTGATTCTTCATCCGCTGTTGGTACTACAGGTACTGACGCAAACACTGATGACGTTGAAGATTCATTCGACGTTGGTACTGGTTTAGCTACTGCTGATGGTGAAGCATTATCTAACACTGGTGCAGCTATGGCTGAAATGGCTTTCAGCATCGAGAAGACTAGCGTAACTGCTAAGACTCGTGCGCTCAAGGCTGAATACACCATGGAATTGGCACAAGATCTGAAAGCGATCCACGGCTTAGACGCTGAAAGCGAATTGGCTAACATCCTTTCAACTGAGATCTTGGCTGAAATCAACCGTGAAGTTAT